TCAATGGCGGCGGATCAATATGATCGTCTGGTCGACGAGCTGGAGAGCCATCATCAGGGCGCGCGCAATGCGGGTCGGCCAATGCTTCTGGAAGGGGGGTTGGACTGGAAACCGATGGGTTTCTCGCCCTCTGACATGGAATTTCAGAAAACCAAAGAAAGTGCAGCACGCGAGGTTGCACTGGCCTTTGGTGTGCCGCCAATGCTGCTTGGGCTTCCTGGTGATGCGACGTATTCGAATTATCTAGAGGCAAATCGCGCCTTTTACCGGCTCACGGTCTTACCGCTTGTGGAGAAAGTTGCTGCAGCTCTATCGGGTTGGTTGCCGCAAGGATTTGGTGAGGCAGCATTTTTCAAGCCGGATCTGGATAATATCCCCGCTCTCGCTGCAGAGCGCGAGGCGCAATGGGCGCGGGTTACTGGTGCAGATTTCTTGACGGACGCGGAAAAACGGTCGCTGCTTGGCTTGCCAAAATTTGCTGAAGACCAATGAAGGTTGGCTCAACCCGCGCAGGTGGATCGCGCTTTTTATATGAGCCCTTCGATGCCGCAAGCGCGCGTATTGATGCACATCAAGCCGTTTTTGAGGAGCGCTGGAAGGCGCTTGAAAGGCGTCTTGAGGTCATTGAACGGGTGCTGGAGCGGTTGGAAAAGCGGCTTTGGCTCGCAGTTTACGGCGTTGCAGCGGCAGTGATCCTGCAGGGCGCATACACATTGATGCAGAACAATCAGATTTGAGGCAGGACATGACACTGACGCTCGATAGCCTTGGGCTTGAAACAAAATACCGCCAGTTTGGCAGTGAAATTGGGGTGAAACCGGACAATACGATTTCCGGTTACGCCTCGTTGTTTGGTGCCAAGGACGAGGGTGGCGACACGGTTGCACCGGGCGCTTATGCAGCCTCGCTCAAGCGATTGATGGAGGCGGGTCGCAAAGTCAAGATGCTGTGGCAGCACGACCCAGGCCGGCCGATTGGTGTCTGGGACGAGATTTGGGAAGACAAAAAGGGTCTTTTTGTCAAAGGCCGCCTGCTCAGCGATGTGCAGCTTGGGGCAGAGGCAATTGCGCTGATCAAGGCTGGCGCGATTGAAGGCTTGTCCATTGGGTATCGCACCCGGCGCGCGGAGAAGAACACTGGTGGTGGGCGGCTTTTGCACGAAGTTGAGCTTTGGGAGGTTTCACTTGTGACATTTCCGATGCTGCCCGAGGCCCGCATTCAGGCAACAGATAGCAGTGAGGAAGAAACGTTGGCGCAATCGCTGACAGACATAATCAACGATGCGCGGCGTCAGCTCACGTGAGCCGGGCACAATTCCAACCCCAAAAATTTAGGACTCTAATATGAGTGGAAAACCGGCAAATTCTCCGGCCGACAATCAGGCATCCACGGCAGTGGAAGTCAAGTCGGCGCTTTCAGGATTTTTTCAAGAATTCAATATGTTCCAAACCGATATGAAATCTAAACTTAAAGAACAGGAAGATCGTCTTACCATGCTTGATCGCAAATCAGTCGCCCTAGAGCGCCCGGTACTTTCCCGCCATGCAGATACTGCAGAGGCACCACACCAAAAGGCGTTTAACGCATATTTGCGTGCAGGCGATGAGGATGCGATGCGCTCTCTTGAGTTTGAAGAAAAGGCGATGACGACAACGATTGCGGCGGATGGTGGCTTCCTCGTTGATCCGCAGATGTCGGAGCAAATTCACGCGGTTCTGCATTCAACCTCATCTATTCGTTCAATTTCGAACGTGGTGCATGTTGAGAGCACGGCCTATGACGTTCTGATTGATCATGTCGATATGGGTGCAGGCTGGGTTACGGAAACTGGAAACAGTGTTGAGACTGGTACGGCGCAGCTTGATCGGATTTCAATCCCGCTGCATGAGCTGTCTGCGCTGCCAAAGATCTCGCAGCGCCTCTTGGATGACTCGGCGTTTGATCTTGAAGGCTGGCTGGCGTCGCGCATCGCGGACAAGTTCACACGTGCGGAAGGTCAGGCGTTTATCTCTGGCGACGGCATCGATAAGCCGCGCGGCTTTCTGGATTATCCGTCGGTGCAGAATGACAGCTGGTCCTGGGGATCGCTGGGCTATGTCGCAACCGGTTCTGCGGGCGATTTCTCGTCTTCTGAACCGGCTGATGCGATTGTTGATTTGGTTTATGGACTGGGTGCGCGTTATCGGGCCAATGCGACCTTTGTTATGAATTCAAAGACAGCCGGTGCTGTGCGCAAGATGAAGGACGCGGATGGTCGCTTCCTTTGGGCGGATGGATTGGCGTCAAATGAGCCGTCTCGATTGATGGGTTACAAAGTGCTGATCTCCGAGGACATGCCGGACATCGCAAATGACGCCTATGCGGTTGCCTTTGGCGATTTTGATGCAGGTTACACCATTGCTGAGCGTCCTGATCTGCGCATTTTGCGCGATCCTTTCTCTGCTAAACCGCATGTTTTGTTTTATGCGACAAAGCGTGTTGGTGGGGATGTCAGCGATTTCAACGCGATCAAGGTTCTGAAATTCGCGACAAGCTGATCCGTTTGAACCCGGCGGCGCGCGCGTCGCCGGGATTGTCTGAGGCTTCACACGGAACCTAAAATGAGCGGATTTTTTCACAAATGCCCGGTGCGGGAGCTGAACCTGCGACTGGATTTTCGCCAAGCGGGACTTGGTTCTGAGGAGAAGATTGTTGGCGATGAAGGGTGGTCGATACATCCTGATCAGCAAACGCGCACTAGCCTGAAAGTAATCTCAGCGATGATTGCAGGGACTGTGGCGCAAGCCTGCCTGATCGGGGGTGATCCCGGTCAAACCTACTTTGCAACAGCACATATACGTACGGATCTTGGGCGCAGCTTGAAGCGCACAGTGGTCGTTCGGGTGTCCAATAACAAGGAACTCACAAGATGATGTTAGTTGAGCTGGGCACAGTGCCAAGCGCGGCATTGCCGATCACTGAATTTAGGAATCACCTAAATCTTGGTGGTGGTTTCGCGGATGATGCCGCGCAAGATGAGCTGTTGGAGGCCTATTTGCGATCCGCCATTTCCACCATAGAAATGCGCATTGGAAAGGCCATTTTTCGTCGTGCGTTCTCTTGGACTGTGACCCGTTGGTCAGAATGCGCCCGTGTTGGGCTTCCGGTTGGGCCGGTCGCGTTAATCTCATCGCTGAAACTGGTCACAGCAGATGGCGGCGAGACGCTGATTGATCCGGCGCGTTATGTGCTCGTCAAGGACAGTCAGCGGCCTGGCATCGCGTCTACGGGCGCAACACTTCCTTCCATCCCGAGTAGTGGGCATGCCGAGATCGGATTTGAGGCTGGATATGGCCCCGCTTGGAGCGATGTTCCCGCAGCGCTTCGTCATGGGGTTTTCCTGCAAGCCTCGCATTTTTTCGAATGCCGAACTGGCAATGGCAAGCAAAAGGAGATTCCAGTGGGCGTGATGGCGTTGATTGAGGGCTATCGGCCGATGCGATTGGGTGGGAGCTACTTATGAGTTGTTGCTCGAAATATCATTTGAACCGCAAGCTTGTGTTGGAGAGCCGTGTGAGCACGCCAGACGGCGCTGGTGGTCAGGTGATTGGTTGGAGTCCGCAGGGCACATTGTTTGCGGATGTGAAGGCCCGCAGCGCCAAGGAGGCGCGTATCGAGCGGCGCGACCGGTCGTCGGTGAGCTACCAGATTCATGTGCGCTACGCGCCGGTTGGATCCGCGCGCCGTCCTACGCCCGATCAGCGGTTTTCGGAAAACGGCCGCATCTTCTCAATTCTAGCGGTGACCGAGGCGGATAATCAGAATCGCTATTTGCGGATTTGGGCTGAGGAGGGCAATCGCGCATGACCTATGCGATGGCAATCAGTTTCCAAAAGGCAGTTTACGAGGCATTGAGCGCGGATGTGGTGCTGACCGGCCTCATTGGAAATGCGATTTATGATGCTCCATTGGCGCAGGAGTTTGCGGATGGGCCACGGGATTTCATCACGATCGGAGAGGAAACCGCGCGGGATGGATCAACTGGGACAAGTTACGGTGCAATGCATGATTTCGAAGTGGCGGTGCATTCCAATCGCGAGGGGTTTGCGGTGGCCAAAGATATTGCGGCAGCCGTTTGCGATGTTTTGCTGGATGCCGAGCTAACGCTAGACCGGGGCAACCTTGTGGCAATGCGGTTCCGCTCGGCGAGGGCAAGGCCCGGAAAGCTCCCGGATAAGCGCATCATTTCGCTCTTATTTCGAGCGGTTCTTGAAGACGACATTTCATACACAGGATAACTTACATGGCTGCTCAAAAAGGCAAGGATTTGCTTCTGAAGATTTACGTGTCGTCGACGGATACGTTTGAGACTGTGGCGGGGCTTCGAGCAACGCGGATCAATTTCAATGCACAATCGGTCAACATTACCAATGTTGCTTCTCAAGGTGGTTGGCGCGAGTTGCTGGCCGGTGCGGGTGTGCGTTCAGTCAATATCGGCGGTAACGGCGTTTTTCGTGATACTGAGACCGATGCGAGGATGCGTGAGGTGTTTTTCAACAGTGAAATCCCGGACTTTCAGGTGATCATTCCGGATTTTGGCGTGCTCGAAGGGCCGTTTATGCTGACGGCGCTGGAATATTCAGGTGATTACGATGGTGAAGCTCAGTTCGAGCTGTCGCTGGCCAGTTCGGGTGTTCCGTCTTTCACGGCGCTCTAAGACATGGCCAATCCATATCGCGGAGAAGTGGTTCTGATGCTCGATGGGGAAGCGCGTATTTTGCGGCTTTCTCTTGGCATACTGGCGGAGCTGGAAATCGCGCTTGAGGCTGGCAGTCTAATGGAGCTGGTCACGCGGTTTGAGGAGGGGACCTTCAGGGCGCGGGATCTCATTCATTTGCTGAGGGCAGGGCTTAAGGGAGGCGGCATGGACATGACTGAAGCTGAGTTTCTTGAGACGACGATTGACGGTGGCCCAGTTGAGGCGGCCCGAATTGGCGCAGAGCTTTTGCGTTTGACATTTAGCTTACCGGAAGATCCGTGAGCAAAATCTGCTGGGCCCCGCTGATGGAAGCGGGGCTAAAAACTCTGCGCCTAGAGCCAAGGGTGTTTTGGGATCTCACACCAGCAGAGCTGATTTTCTTATGCTCTCAGAGCGCTGCGGCGCATGTGGGGCTTTCGCGCAGTGGGCTGGACATGTTGATCGAACAATACCCTGACAGCACTGCAAAATCACCGCATCCGAAGAGGAAAATACATGGCTGAAATTGAGAGTGATCTTGAGCGTGTTGGCGTTCTTTTGGAGCAGATAGAAACGAGCGTGGCCAGTACCCAAGAGGTGACGGCGACATTTCGTGGAGAGCTGGATGATGTGCGCGGGGCTATGAGCGGCGCGAGCCGCGAGGCGCAGGGGTTGTCGAGAAGCCTGTCCAGTTCGCTGAAAACTGCACTGAACGGTTTGGTTTTTGATGGCGTGAAGGCCTCGGACGTTTTCTCAAAGCTGGGACAAAACCTAACCAATCGTGCCTTTGATGCAGCGTTCAAGCCGGTTACGGGCGCGATGGGTGGATTGGTTGAAACTGGTGTGGAGAGCTTGTTCGGAAAATTGATGCCTTTCGCGCAGGGCGGTGTTTTTGATCAAGGACGGGTGCAAGCCTTTGCCAATGGCGGGGTTGTGTCCGGGGCGACTGCATTTCCAATGCGCGGTGGTACTGGTGTTATGGGAGAAGCTGGGCCAGAGGCGATTATGCCGTTGTCCCGCGGTGAGGATGGCAAGCTGGGTGTGCGTGGCGGTGGGACAACATCGGTGAATGTTACAATGAACATTTCAACACCTGATGTGGCGAGCTTTCAACGCTCCAGCACGCAAATTGCAGCAACGATGCGCGGTGCCATCGCGCGCGGCACCCGCAATCAATAACCGGTAGTCCAAGGAACATATCTGATGAATTTTCACGAAGCTCGATTTCCGGAAAACATGTCCTTTGGCTCGGTTGGGGGGCCTGAACGGCGCACTGAAATTGTGACGCTATCCAACGGGTTTGAGGAGCGCAACACGCCCTGGGCTCATTCACGGCGCCGCTATGACGCTGGCATGGGCATGCGTTCGCTCGATGATCTTGAAGCGTTGATTGCCTTTTTTGAAGCGCGGCGCGGGCGCTTATTTGGGTTTCGCTGGAAGGATTGGACGGATTTCAAGTCCTGCATCCCGTCGGCGGAAGTTGGTTCTGAGGATCAGGAACTCGGCGTTGGTAACGGTGTGCAGACAGAGTTCGATTTGATCAAGCGCTACCTTTCGGGCGCAGAAGGTTATGCACGGCCTGTGAAGAAGCCGGTAGAGGGCAGTGTCAGGGTCGCGATTGACGCTGTTGAGGCGGCAATTGGAATCGATTTCACGGTTGATGTCACCATGGGTGTTATTGGATTTGCGACACCGCCTCAAACCGGCGCGGTTGTTACTGCCGGGTTTGAATTTGACGTGCCTGTGCGCTTTGATGCGGATCGGATTGATAGCTCTTTGGGTGGGTTTTCATCGGGCGAAATTCCCTCTGTGCCGGTCGTGGAGGTGCGGGTCTGATGCAAGTCGTTGATTCTGCGCTTCTGGCGCATTTGAAAACTGGGGCCACGGAAATCTGTCGGTGTTGGCTTGTAAGCCGCGCGGATGGTGTTTCGTTTGGCTTTACGGACCATGACGAAGATCTGGCATTTGACGGACAGGCCTTTCAGGCTTCAAGCGGTCTGACATCAACCGCGATGCAGGCGTCAACTGGGCTATCGGTTGACAATGGAGAGGCCTATGGCGCGCTGAGTTCTTTAGCCATGACGGATGAAGATATACTGGCGGGAAAATATGATGGTGCGGAAGTTTATCAGTGGCTGGTGAAGTGGTCAGACACCGCAAGGCGCCATTTGATTTTCAAAGGGTCTATCGGCGAGATCCGTCGCGGCGCGACTGCTTTTGAGGCGGAGTTGCGCGGACTTTCAGAGGCGCTGAACAGGCCGATTGGTCGGGCTTACCTTAAGAAATGTGATCGCGATTTGGGCGACGGTAAATGTCGTTTTGACACAGAACAGGCCGGGTATTTTGCGACGACGAGTGTTGTGAATGTTGAAGGCAATGCACGGTTGTCATTTGCGGGGCTAGACGGGTTTGAAACTGGTTGGTTTGCCTTTGGTACGCTGACCTGGGAGAGCGGCGCGAATGTCGGGAGCGTTGCGGTTATCAAGGACGATCAGTCTTCTGGATCATCGCGCGCCATCGAACTGTGGCAAGCCGCGCCTTTACCAATTCAAGTGGGGGATGCGGTTCGGTTGGTTGCCGGATGCGACAAGACCAGCACGAGTTGCAAAACAAAATTCTCCAATTTTCTGAACTTTCGAGGGTTTCCTCATATTCCCGGGGAAGATTGGGTCACTGCTTATCCTGTGGGCGGTGAAATCCATGACGGTGCAGCGCTTGCAAATGAGTGACCTCGAGATTGTTGACGCGGCGCGGCGTTGGATTGGCACACCTTATGTGCATCAGGCGAGCCTGTTGGGTGCAGGTGCAGATTGTCTTGGCCTCATTCGGGGTGTTTGGCGTGAGGTCGTTGGTCCGGAGTCTGTAGCTTTACCCGGATACACGTCCGATTGGGCGGAGGTTTCGGGTATAGAGCCGCTGCTTGATGGACTGGGGCAGGCGTTGGAACCTGCGGCTGATACCTTGTGCGATGGTCAGGTTCTCGTGTTTCGGATGCGCGAGAACGCAGCCGCAAAACATGCAGCGATTTTAAGCAACACACATACGAACATACCGAAAATCATCCATGCCTATAGCGGGCGAGGGGTCATCGAGGCACCGCTGAATGCGGGCTGGAGACGAAGAATTGCGGGTCGCTTTGCGTTCCCCAAGCGGAGGCCTTCATGGCAACATTAGTATTATCGGCTGTCGGTGCAGCGGTTGGGTCAAGTGTCGGGGGCGCTGTCCTTGGTGTGAGTGCGACTGTGATCGGCAAAGCTGCGGGTGCCTTGATTGGTTCGCGCATTGATCAGCGGATCATGGGGCAGGGATCGGCAGCGGTTGAAAC